GATCTGAGGAAGGCGGAGGCAGCATGAAACACGAGCGCGGAATCATCAAGCGGTCGGGGCACTACGTTCCGAAAGAAATCGTAGGTTCGTACGACGACAAGTTCGGCAACGAACAAATCGTACACCGTCCGAAGGGGCGCAAGCTGCGCGTCTTGCGCGACATGAATACGGCGCCGCTCCGCATGAACAGGGTCGCGGCCCCGATGATTGGCGAGCGCATCAAAGCTCGCCGCGAGGCGGCCGGCATGACGCTAGCCGAGTTGGCGCAGCGGGCCGGCTTGGCGTCTCAGACGCCGAAAGAATACATGTGGTCAATCGAGAACGCGGTTCGAGACAACGGCGTTCGCATCGGCACGCTCTTTGCAATCGCTCGCGCGCTCGGCTGCGAGGTCGGCGATCTATTGCCGAATGTGTCTGATGTATCGCAAAGCGCCGCCGTTTTCGACGAAACGATTGTGCGTGCCGTATGACCAAGCGCCTCGAATTTTCCGCAAAGGTCCGCGACCAAGCCGCGCAGCGCGCCAACGGCAAATGCGAAATGTGCGGCCTGCCGTTCGGCGGAAGGCGTCCAGAATACGATCATGTGCTGCCCGACGCGCTTGGCGGCAAGCCGACGCTGGCGAACTGTAGAGCCGTCTGCGGTCCATGTCACAAGGCCAAGACGGCGAAAGAGGACGTGCCGCGGATCAGGAAGGCGGACAGGCAACGTCGCGCCGCCACGGGCGCGCATCGGCCTCGCCCGAAAATCCCGTCGAACCCCGACGCGCTGAAAGCCCCACCGAAACCCGCCCGGATCGACAAATCAGCGCTCGCCCCTCTCCCCCGCCGCTCGATCTACAGGGATATGTGACATGCACCGCACACACGCTGGACACGGCTCTATCTGGCCTGCTGAGACGAGCAAGAAGTCCGTCGAAGCGCGCGCGTCTCTCGACGCAGCAGAGCGCGCCTCCCGCGCCCGAGAGGACGCGCTGAGAGAGGCGGCGGGGATTGCACGCAACGGATGGTTGATCGCGCCGCAGTCCGAGCAGGCGACAATGAAAGAGCGTGTTGCCGAAACGGCAACATGTGACGCTATCGCCACCGCTATCCTCGCCCTCATCGACAAGCCGAAAGGAGGTGATGCCAATGACAAGTCCAAGGAACGAACAAGGGACCCTGCTACCAGCCCCGGTGTAACAGCCGGGGCGAGCGCAGGATGGCAACCTATCGAGACGGCTCCGAGGGACGGGAGAGAAATTCTCGTCTACGACCCCATCGTAAAAATTACATTCTGTGTTCGCTGGACCGGCGCGCGTTTCCCTTGGACTCTTGTCTTTGGCTACAGAGAGTTTTCGGAAAGATCGCCCTCGCACTGGATGCCCCTCCCCGCCGTTCCTGTGGATGGAGGCGAGGATGCGTGATCTCTCCGACCTCATATCCCGTGTTCGATCCGCGACAGGGCCGGATCGGGAGTTGGATGCAGAGATCATGTTCGATCTTTTTGCAGTGCCTGTTGGGAAAAGAGATGACGGCGGCCCGACGGGCTATCTGTGGCCCGAGGATAATCCATCATGGTCGTTCGGAATTCGATTTCCGGGTAAGGATCGAACGTGGTTCAAAGACGTGCGCAAGCGGATTGATGGCGAAACATTAGTCATCGAGCGTGACGGCGCAAATGTCTTGATGAATGCGTTGCGCATTCCAAAACTCACCGCGTCACTCGACGCCGCCATTGAGCTCTGCGAACGCGTGCTGCCGGGATGGCATTGGTCGATCCGCAAGAAGAGCTCCAATCCCGATTTCTTCGAGGGCATGGTTACGCAGGCGGCGTGGTCCTACGCAGCGGACCGCTTCAAGGCTTCGCACGATAGCGCGCCCCTCGCCCTCACCCTCGCCGTCCTACTCGCAAAGCAGGAGATCGCTCCCCATGACTGACGCCGACATGATCGAAGCGATGGCGCGGGCGATTGAGCGCTTTGTTCGCGCGTCTCCAATTCTCAGAATTGATCTGATAGCGCCCGCCGCCCTCGCCGTCGTGCAACCCGAACTCGACAGGCTGCGCGCGGAGAATGCCGATCTCTCCCACCGCGAGAAAGTTCGCAGCGAGGCGATAAACAAGAGTCTGACCGACGCGAATGAGCGAGCGGATCGGGAGAAAGCTCGTGCTGATTTTGCAAACAGTATGTTCGACCAGCGCGAGGAATACCTTTCCGGTCTGAACGCCCGAAATGCCGAACTCAGCGCGGAGAATGCGCGGCTGCGGGGCGCGTTGGAGCCGTTCGCAAGTCGCGCAGGCAGATATGATCCTGTCGATAACGACGACGGAGAACCGGACTGGTCAACCGCCGCCCCATCAATCCGTATCGGCGACCTCCGCCGCGCCCGCGCCGCTCTCTCCCCCTCTCCCGCTGATGGGGAGGGACGGTGATGGCGGAGAACACCAAGATCGAGTGGACGCAGGATACTTGGAATCCTGTCACCGGCTGCAGCGTAGTGTCGCCGGGCTGCGCGAACTGCTACGCCATGGGCCTCGCGGGAACGCGGCTCGCGCATCATCCCTCGCGCGCCGGGCTCACGACGATGAGCAAGGCCGGACCGGTCTGGAACGGCAAGGTTCGGCTGAACGAGGACTGGCTGACGCAGCCGCTGAAATGGAAACGCCCGCGCATGATCTTCGTCTGCGCGCACGGCGATCTCTTTCATGAGAACGTGCCAGACGAATGGATCGACCGGGTTTTCGCGGTCATGGCGCTCAGCCCGCAGCACACGTTCCAGGTGCTCACGAAGCGCGCGCAGCGGATGCGGGAATACATGGTTTCGTCGCGCCGCGACGCATGGTCGATTGCCGCCGATCCGATGGGAGATTTCGCGCCTCTGTCGCCGCAGGAATATGCCAACCGCGCGCATATCGCCGTGAGCGTGCCGACGCTCGAATGCATCCGTTGGGAGAGCGTTTTTTCGCGCTTTCCCCTCCCCAACGTCTGGCTCGGCGTCAGCACCGAAGACCAGCCGCGCGCCGACGAGCGCGTGCCCGAGCTGCTGGCTACGCCGGCTGCAGTGCGCTTCGTCAGCGCGGAGCCGCTGTTGGGGGCGATCGATTTCAACAAGATCGATATTGCGGCGTGGCTGCGCAGATATCGACCGGACAGCGACATCGGATTGAACGCGTACGATCCGGATATGCGCTTTCCCCTGCTGTCCCCGTTCGAGCATTTCGGCAGCGGCGCGAGCTACCCGGGCCTCGACTGGATCATCGTGGGCGGCGAGAGCGGTCCCAACGCCCGCCCCATGCATCCGGACTGGGCCCGCAACATCCGCGACCAATGCGCGGAGGCCGGCGTGCCGTTCTTTTTCAAGCAATGGGGCGAGTGGGCTGTCGATAAGCTCTCCGCTGGCGGCGATCTCGGCGGCGATATGCGCCGAGACTTGGTTCGCCACGTCTGCGCAGACCGTGAGAACGACGGCCATTTTCGCAAAGGCGACCGGCACATGCGCCGCGTCGGCAAGCACCGCGCCGGCCGCCTCCTCGACGGCCGCACCCACGACGCCATGCCGGAGGGGCGCCCATGACCGCCGCCGCACGGCCTCTGGCTCGAAATCGCCAACCGGAAATGTGAGGAAGTGGAATGACAACGCCCTGCTACATCTTCGATATCGATGGCACGCTGGCCGATTGCAGCCATCGCCTGCATCACATTCAGAAGCAGCCGAAGGATTGGACGGCGTTCTTCGCAGAAGTTCTCGATGACAAGCCGATTCCGCACATCGTCGGCCTCGCCAAATCGCTCGCGGAGCGTCACGAAATCGTCTTTGTGTCCGGTCGCTCCGATCAGTGCCGAGGCCAGACGGAATTGTGGCTCTGTCGTCACGCCTTCTTCGCGCCGCTGTTCATGCGGCGCGCCGGCGACCATCGCGATGACGACGTGGTGAAGATCGAAATCCTCGCCGAAGTCCGCGCGGCTGGATACGAGCCGATCATGGCTTTTGATGATCGTGATCGTGTCGTTGCCGCATGGCGCGCTGCGGGCATTCCCTGCGCCCAAGTCGCGCCGGGGGATTTCTGATGGCCTCCCCCGATCTCCCCGAAGCGCGGGAGCGCGTGAGGCGATGAACAGCCACCCCGCCCTAGGAACATCCTCCGATCTGCTCACCATGGCGGAGGTCGCGGGGCGGTTGCACGTCTCGCTCAGATGGTTGCAGGATTTCCTCAAGACGAGGCCCCACGGTCGCATGGCCGGGCGCCAGCGCCTGTTCACACCCGCCGACCTTGCCGCGCTGATTCAGGATTTGCCATGCCCCTCAAGCTCATCCCGCCCCGTGAAGGCCGGTCGAAAAACTGGCGTGTCCGGGGCACGTATCACGGGGTCTACCTTGATCGCTCAACTGAAACAGCAGATCGCCGAACAGCAGAGAAGCTCCGTGCCGGGTGGCAACTCCAAATCGAACGTGGTGAAATTGCCGGCAAAGGTGAACTGACCTTCGCGCAGGCGGCGGCGTCATACAGCCTGTCCAAGGGCGCGCCCCGCTGTCGTGCGAAATCCGTGGAGTCGAGACGCGCTTTGTTCCGCCCTCCCCTGTGGATTCCGGGGACAGGATCGCGGACTATCCGCCTATCGGGCGGACGGTAGTCCCAACGAAAAAGCCCCCGCCAGCGCGGGGCTGACGGGGGCAAGTTCAACAGGTTGCCCGGATGGGCTTCGGACGCCGGGAGGCCCGGCGAATTTCAACCGGGATCGTGACTGTGAACCGCTTCCTCAAGCGAGAGAATGCGGGCCGCGTGTGCGTTCAGGCGCTCGTCTTGCCGGGCGATGGCCACCAGAACATCGGTGATCTTGCGCAGGTCGCTTTCCACCGCGTCGAGCCGCTTTTGAACGCCACCTTCGGTCGCCTTGATCGAATTGACGTCGGATCGCACGGTCAGGACGAAGACGAGGCCGCCCGACACAAATCCGACAATCGTCAGGATGTGCCCGAAATTGATGGTCCAGTCGATCAGCATGATCCTCGTCTCGCCCGCTCAGTTTGCGGACGCCGATTGCAGCGCCGTCACGGTCCCGCCCAGCGACTGACACACTATAGCAGAAACCGTAAATACCTGCCCCGTCGTATCGACCGCCGCCTTGTCAGCCTTCACGGCCGCTTCGATCTTGGTTGCGACGGCGGACAGATTCGCGATCTGGCAGGTGGCGATCTGCGCCCATCCCTTGGCCACGGCGAGCGCCTGCGCGGTTTTCGGGTCCGCGAGTTGATCGCGTAGGGCGAGGATTTGCGCGCAGCCGGTGAGCGGCAGGGCGAGCGCGGCGGCGATGACGATGCGTTTCATGGTGATTTCCTTTCGCGGGACTATCGCCCTGCGCGCCTTGAATTTGCTGGCGTCAGGGCTGATTTTCTTGGATCAGATTTGGACGCTGGAATTGCCTTCGGGGAGGCGATAGGCCGGGTCGTTCGGCCCGACCGGGTGTTGCGCCGCGTAGCGCACGAACGGCAGCAGCGTGGCCGCCAGCCCCGCGTAGGGCACGCCGGCTTTCGCTGCGATTTGCAGCCCGTCCGTCGCGGCGAGCCATGCGGCGTCGGACCATTTGTGCGCCTTGAGGGCCGCAATGAGGCCGGGGCCGTCGTCATGCACGAAAGCCGCAGCGGCCTTGATGAGCGCTTCCGCCTGCGGCGACAGGGCGCTCAAGGCGCGTTTCCCGCGACAACCTTCGGGCTGGGCACAGCGCTGGCCTGCGCGGGGTCGGCCACGACGATCTTCTTCACGTCGGGCGAGGCCGCGACGGCGGCGATGAGCGCGTTGAGGCGCGTGCCGTAAACCGTCCAAGCCAGCGTTCCGACGACGCCGACGACGCCAGCGATGAGCGCGGTTGTCGAATCCGGCACGACGTATCCGTGCTGCGCGAGCATCGCGAAGATCATGTAGAGCGCGATGCGCACATACTGCTGAAAGCCGGCGGCGGTGAGAGGCTGCATTTCGATTTCCTTTCAGTTGCAATGGTGAGGGCGAGCGACGCACGACGCCGCGAGATTGACGGCGGCGCAGCCCGCGAGCGCGAGAACGCAGGCCGTGAGGAACACGGCGGCGATGAGGGCGGCGGCGAGCCTCATCCGACAATCGCGTATTGGAAGTGCATGGCGTCGCGCCGACCGCGCCAGTCGCCGCCCCACACCCAGCCCTGCTCTTTGAATGCTTGAACGACGAGCGAATTGGCCTTGAAATTCGTCTGGCTTGCCGGCGCACCGAGCGGGTTGTGCGGAGCGTCGATGTCGATCGCCAGCGCGTAGCTGTGCATCGAAGGCGTCGCGCCGCCGCGAATGAGGCGCACGGCGAACGATCCGGAAAAGCAGTCGCAGCCCGCCGCATGGATCGCGCTCTGCGTCTTGCCGCAGCGGTTCCAGATGTTCGTGAGAACCTTCGCCAGCGAGTCCGCCGCGACCTTGTTGATCTCGATCGATCGGATCGGGATCGTCCCCATGCTCATCGCCCACGGCACGGGCACACGCACGGTGTTTTTCGACTGCCATCCCTTGCTCGATGGATTGCCGAACAGTTTGGCGCATTCGGATTGGAGAGGAAGTTTGGCCATCACACGGGCTCCCGATAGGCGAGGATGCGATGCGCGCTGTAGACGCCGACGCCGACGCGGCGCGCGTGGTTGCCGCTCAGCAGCACGGGACCGCGCGCGGTGCGTCCGATGACGATTCCGACGTGATGGCGCATGACCGCGATGGCGCCGATGCGCGGGCCGCCTGCTGGCCTGCCATATCTCAGATACGAGATTGCCCGACCGTCGCCCGTATTGGAATAGCCGGCCTTATGCAGCCATACCCCGAGCGCGTCGGCGCACCATGCGCGGGCATGGGACGTGAAGCGCCGCGAACCGATGTAGCGCTGCGCGATGGTGACGAGTTGAGAGGGCGCGCGAATGTCGAGCGGCTCGGCGAGCATCGTGCGCACGGGGCGCATGCGCTGGCGGCCGTGCGCGCGCAGCGGGACGCCGATCTGTGCGCGAGGCGCTACCGAAATAGCAGGCCCCATTCCGGTAGCCGCAAATTCCAGCGCGGATTGCGCGTGCACGGGCGCGGCGAGGACGAGGCAGGCGAGCGCCAGCGCGCCCGCTAGGGCGTGTTTCGGTCTCATGAATTGTCCTTCAGTTCGTGCGCAGCAGCAGCGGGGTCACGCCGGCATTTGCCACGCCTCCGGTCGTCGTCTGCTGGTAGACGCCGCAGGCGCGGGCGAGCTGCGCGACGGTGGCGCTGGCCTGTGTGACGTTCTGGCTCGTCCCGGCGCCGCTGCCAGACCCCTTGCCGGCGACGGGGGCCTGCGCAATCGCCACGTCGCCCATGCCGACAGCGGTCGAGGACGAGGAATAGACGTAGACCTTCACGAACTGCCCGGAGAGAGCTAGCGTGACCGGCTGACCGTCTGGGAACGAGCTGACGGCGCCGCCGGTCGGCGCAGTCACGACGTAGCATTTCGAGGAGCCGCCCGTCGCTTCGATGGCGTTGAATTTGCCTGATCCACCGCCGTTGTTGTCGATCTCGACGACGTCGCCAACATTGAGCGTGTGCCCCGTTGCGTTGATCGCGAGGAACATGAGCGGATTGATGTTCCCGAAATACACGGGATCGCCGACGATGCCATTCTTGATGACGCGCGCCGCAGCGACGCCGCCGATGGCGATCTCGTCCATCACGTTCAGGCCCTTCGGCAGGAAGGGCGAGCCATCCTCATAGAACGCGTGCCAGCCGCGCATCACGGACGGATTCGCGTTGATGATCTCGATGCTGGTCTGCGCGTTCGGTGGGTCGCAGGCGGTCTGCGGCTGCGCGAGCATGCACCCGGTGGACGATCCTTTGGCGAGGACCATCTGGGCGTTTTCGTAGTAGCTGCCCTCGTCCGTGAAGACGAAGTTCGCGCCCTGCCCGTAATAGACGGCATGGCCATAGGCGAGCGGGTTCTGAGGCCATGCCGCTGCGCCAAGGCTATCGGCATAGCCGAGTTCGTAATCGCTCGAGGTCGTCGGCGTGAAGGGCAGCGGCGGCTTGGCGAGCGTGAAGACCGAGGTCGCGTCCGGCGTGCAAGCGGGGCTGAGCGTCACCGTGGCTACACGGGTCGAGCCGACATAGGCGGTGACCGGGCCGGCCGAGCCGGAGCACGTCCCGCCCGTCACGGTGAGCGTTGCCGTATTGTACCAGGAATTCACCTGAACGCCGGTCGCGGGAAGCGTCGCCGTGGTAGATGAGCCAGCAGCCAGCGTGCCCGCCAGCATCTGGATCGGCGCCAGCGTGACGGTGCGGCCGGAAGCCGACTGGATCGGCGCGGCCCAATAGCGGCCGTTCGCGTCCGCCACGCGCAGGATCATCGGCGCGCCAGTCGGCGTGCTGGTGAAATCCGTGCCGCTGTAGAGATAGGTGCTGGCCGTGGTGCGCAGCGTCATGACCGATGCGGAGGTCACGGCGCTGAGCGTGCCCTTCTCCATCGCATGGCTGCAATACGCGGTGTAGAATGAGTTCTCGACCTTGGTGTTCTGCGACGACCCGGCCGAACTGGTCCATGTCCCGGAGCCGATCAGCACATTCGCGGAGACGAACGCGCATTCGTACCGGTTGTCTTTGAGGCGGATATCCGAGACCTTGCCCGAGGTCTGGTACGGGCCCTTCATGATGACGCCGTTGCGGACGCCCCACACGCGCAGATCGTCGAACGAGTAGACCGTGTTCGATCCGGTCAGGACCGAATAGTGCTGGACGCCGTGCTGCGTCCGCTGGATCAGGCCGCCGAACGAGCCGCCGATCTGGTAGGAGTAGACCAGGATCGAACAGCCGCCATGCGGGTTGACCGCATTCGCGGTCAGGCCGACATAGCCGAAGAACGAGGCGTCCGAGATATCGAACGTGCGCTGGTTGTCGAGACCGATCGCGCAGGCCCCGTTCGCCCAATCCTGCGGCCCGATGAAATCCAGCCCGCGCGCCGTGAAGCCAGCATTCGCAGTCCGGCCCGTCGTCCCGCCGATCCCGGTGTTATAGAAATAGGCCGGCGCGGAGATGGCGCCGGACGTCCGAATGCAGGCGCGGTACTTGCTGTCGACCGGCCCTTCCATCGAGAAGGGATTGTTGAACTCCCATGTCGTTCCGCCGCCAGCCGCGCTCGGCAAAGCGATTGCCGCCGTCACCTGATAGCAGTTCGACGGCGACGCGGGATTGGTCAGGCCGGTTTGTTTGTCGAAGACGAGCGGGAAGCCGGCGCGCCCTGCGGCGTCAACGGCGTATTGCAACTGCGTATCGTTCGCCGTGCCGGGGAAGGCGCCGAACTGGGAAAGCGGAACCTTGCCCTGAAACGAGGCGATCCAGCATTTCCCGTCGCTGGTCGGAACCTGCGAACCGTCGTCGCCCGCGCCCGCGTTGAGCGAGCATGCCGCATTGTTGCGGGTGTAGAGAACGGCCGGCGCATCGCCCGGCGCCGCATAGCCGAGCCGCACCACGGCCATCGCGTAGGAATAGGGCAGCGCGGCGAGTTGCGCGCGCGTGTTGACGCTGACCTGCGCGTTGATCACGAACGGCGCGTTGATCGTCCCGGACAGGTCGGAGAAATCGGGCTGAGTGCAGACGGAGACGCCGAGAACCGAGGCAGCGGAAAGCCATTGGTGCGCAGCGCAGGAAAACGTCGCCAGCGTGGACGGGACGAAAACGCCATCGGTCGTGATCGTCCCGACAGACCTGAAATCAGCCCCCGACGTTCCGATATCGACGCCGAGCCGATACGGCGCCGTGTCGCGGGAAATGGCGGTGTTCAGCTTCGTCCACGTCTGCGCCTGGGCGTGCGAAAGCCCAAGCGCCAGCGCGAGCAGCGCGAGCCACTTTCTCATTCTTCGGTCCTTGTCCTGAATTACGTCAGATGATCTGAAGCTTCGCGTTCGTGTAGAGCGCGAGCATTTGAGCGTCGGACCACCCGAGCGCCGTCTTGATGAAGGCGGACAGGGTGTCGCCCAATCCGGTGCGCGCGCCGCACGACCAGACGATCGCTACCGTCGCGCTCGGGTCTGCCGGGACCGCCGTATCCACGGCATAGAAAACGCCGAAATCGACAAGCGCTCTCTTGATCTGCCAGACCCAACAGTCTCCACCGAGAATGTCCGTGCCCGACCATGAAAGCGTCAGCACGCCACCGCTCATTGTCGCGTGAAGCGGCGCGACGGCGACGACCTTGGCGGGGAATTTCACCCCGAATTTTACCTTGATGCCAGGGCGGCCCGTGAGCGTCGTCATTGTCAGCCTCCCCAGACCAGCGGGAGAAGCCCGCGAATGACCGTGAGCGTCCTGCCGCCGGTCTGCATCTTGACGAAAACTTCGTAGTAGCCACCGACGAGATTGCTCATGACGGAGGCCGGGAAATCGAACTCGACAATGCCGTCCTCAAGGACCGAAACCTGTCCGCTGCCGTCGCTCGAAACGGCCTCGATCACGGGGATTGGCCCCATGTTCTGTTGCGAGATGTAAGGGATTTGCACATCCCCGAATCCGCGCCGCGTCTCGCTCTTGACGGTGAGCGTGATCACGAGATCGTCAGGCGGCGTCGCCCAGAGCGGGAGCCCGTCGTCCTCCGAAAGGAACTGGATCGTGTCGGACCAGTCGGCCTGGTTCGACTGCTGCGGGAAATTGATTTGCAGCATGGCGTCAGAGCTTCATGTAATAGGTGACGGCGCGCGACGGCTGGACGTTCTGCATCGCCGCCCCGCCGCCGGTGTTGTTGATCGTGATGCCCGTCGTCACGGTCGAGGTGTCCTCGTCTTTCGTCCCGGTCGGGTTGTTGATCAAGCCGAAACCCGCCGCGTAGACACTGATCTTTTGTCCGATCTTGTGCTTGTGGCCGGGGTCGGTGACGCCGTGGGTATGCGACGGCATTTCGGATGAGTCCTGAATGACGGTCTGCACACCGCCGATGGCGCCGATCTGCTGCGCGTCGCTCAGGAACGATGCGCGAAATGAAGCGGATGCGTCCGTTGTCCCGGTGTATGGGGCGGACAGTGTGACGGTCGTCCCTGAAATGGTGACGATCTTGCCCGCCGCCGCGCCCGCAATGATGACGTTCATCCCGCGCGCGAGCCCGGAGGCGCTGGCGACGACGCAGGTGGCCGAAGAATTTGTCACGGCGGCGGTCGTGATGATCTGGATATTCTGCGCCGCGACCCCGCCCATGTCGTCCACGCCGACAGTTGCAAGGCCCTGCATCGTCGGAATCGAGATCGCCTTGTTTGCGGACCAGTCAGCCGCCGCGCTGGCGCCACGACCGCCCGAGACCGGCGCGACTGTGTTCGGAAGGGCCCACAGAAACGAGAAAAGATCGGCCGTGTCGGCGTTGGCGCGCTCGGTCGCGCCGGAGATGTCCGATCCGATCGTGCGGGCGTTCATGCGAACGAAGCCGTCCATCGGGCCGCTTCGCAGGGACCATTTCGTGTCGCCAGTCTGGAAAATCTGCGAGGCCGTGACGACAATGCCGCCGCCGCCGCCTGCATCTGAGGGCGTCGGGTTGGAAATTCCGTCCGCGTCGTAGATCAGCACGTCGTTGGCGTCGATCACGCGCACGCGATAATCGACATAGGGCAGGAACACCGGGGGGAACACGCCCGCCACATTCGCCACGACCGGGAATGTCGCAGGCGTGGTCAATGCGCTGTCCAGGTAGGTGACGAGTGGATTTGCGGTCCCGGCCCTGTAGAATAGGGCCTTGGCGCCGGCCGCGACTTCCCCTGTCTGGGAGAAAACCGGCGCAGGATACGGATTCCAGAGGGTGGCGGCCATATATGGCGTTCCTGTTCAAATCGATCGTCGTGATTGCGCAACTGGCGTTCATCGTCGTCATGATTTACGCGATCAACGCCGGTACGGACGGCTACAAGCTCGGCGTGGCGCCGAGCGCGTTCGCAATCGGGCTCTGCTTCTGGGTCACGAAATGGTCATTCGACCTGATTGACTGGCTTTCCGCGCGTCTGCGCGGCTTCAGAGCGCAGGACAATCCGCCCCGCTATGGCGAGCGCCTTGCTCCCACCCCTCGGAGCCTTGGCCAGTTCCCGCAGGAGCCCGGCAGACCGCGGATCGGTCAGGATCGACGCGACCTGTGACATATTGCGGCCGAGACGGACCTTCTCGGCAAAATCGCGGACCGCGCGCATAGGATTGGCGACGGTTTCGGGGCCAACCGCCTCCGTCATCAGCTTTCGCGCGCCAAGATCGGGCGCAGTGTTCGACCCCATGCGCGGCGCCTTGCCCGTCGCCTCCAGCGCGTCGAGCATGTTTCGGAATCCTGACCATGTCGCATCGCCATTCGGGAGCGCGCGCACGGCGGTTTCGAGATTTTTTGCCTGCTGCGGATTTCCGACGATCTGCGCGGCGAATTTCGCGCCGCCGAACGCATTGGCGCCCGGAATATTATTCTGCGCGGCCTCGTTGAACACGCTCTCGGCATGGGCGCGGACCAGATCGCGCGCCGCGTTCGGGTTGCGTTTCACGAGCGCCTGAACGGCTGTCTGGATTTCCTTTTCCGACGCCGGGAGTGGGTTGGCCGGGAAAAGCGCCTCAATGGCCTGCTGCGTCGTTTTCTCACCGGCCAGTTTGCCCAGCGGGCCGTCGAGAAGCGGTTGCAGGAACTTGTCGCGAAGCGCCGCCTGCGTTGCCCGGGCCTCCTCGTATGCACCTTGGACGCCCTGAAAATTGGAGCCTGTGGCGCGGTCCGCCGCCTCGACCATCAGGCCCTTGTCGGCCCCGATTACGGAGGCCTTGTAGCGGTCGCGGTTTGGGTTGGCGAAGGACGCGAGATTTTCGCCTTCTTTGTCGGCCCATTTCTTGACCGCATCGACCACCTTGACGGAATTGTCGGGTTCCCCGGCCAGCGTCGGCCCAATGATTGGGTCGTTGCGCACGGCTTTCAGGCCGGCGGCGTAGGTCGCGTTGCCCTGCAATTCCTGCGCAGGCACAACGCCCTTCTCGGCCTGTTTGTAGAGTCCGTCCGTCGCCTTGTTGATCGCCTTGTTCACATCGCCCAAGGCGCTGTCCGCCGCCTTGCCGACATCAGGCCCGATGCGCGAGGGGGCCTGATTGACCGGCGCAACGTCTGCCATCGCGGAACGCGCGGCGGTTTCAACCTGGCCGGGACGCGCGGCCATCACTTCGCGGATCGGCGCGCCGCCCTCGCCCTGCTCGACCACGCGGCGAAGGTTGGACAGGCCGCCCATCTGGCCTTTGGCTTGAGAAATGGCCTCATCCCACGTCAGGGCCACACCCTGCTTTGCGGCATTCTCCATGACGGATTGCGCCGCGGCGATATCGGCTTGCGACACGCCATCCATAGCCTGCGCAACAGCGCGCGAGGGCGTGAGACGGATCGCGGGGGCTCCCATCCCGACGATCGCGCCAGCGGCGCGCGCAGGGCCCTCCCACGGCGATCCCTCAAGCGCATGGCCGGCTGTCTCGGAAAGGCCGCCGCCGAGGATGGCGCCGAACGTGTTGCGCACCGCACCGCCCGGCCCCGCAACAGCAGCCGGAGCGAGTTCCGCAATTGTCTTGGTGTAACGGCCGACGCCTGTTTCGGGCCTATAGTTCGGGTCGAGATAGGACGGCGCGACGCTGGAAACCGCATCCTTGTTCTGTTCGGACGTGCGCAGGCCCAGCAGGACAGGAACGCCGCCGACATTCACCTTGCCGAGCGCATCCATCGCGCCGGTAGCGTTCGCCAGTTCGGCTTCGGTCGCCTTCGCGCTATCCTCGAATCCGGCGAGGCGCTTGAGATAGGCCGCTCCCTTCATGCCGCCGACCATCGCCAGCCGCCCCATGTCCGCCGGCATTGACGCCATGCCGACGATGCCGGAGACGAGGCCGCCGCCGGCGGATTTCCCAACGTCGGCCATCATGCCGGGCTTTTCCTGCGGCTGCGCGGCAAGAATATCGGCAAACAGCCCGGCGGAAGGCGCGCCCTGCGCTTCGGCGGCCGGCGGTTGCAGGATGTCGTCGAAAAGGCCGGGCATCACTCGCCCGCCCGCGCAGGGTCGATACCGAACGATTTGAGCCGCGCGCGGATCGCGTCCTTCTGCTGCGGCGTGATCCCGGAACTCGCCATCGCCTTGCGCGCCTCATCGACGGCCCGGGCCGCGGTATAGCCCTGGGGCAGTTGCGCGCGCGTCTGCTGCGGAGCGGAAGCGCTGGCCTGCGTCGGCTTCACGGCCGGGCCGGACAGAATATTCCCGTCCATATCCTTGATCGGGTTCGCGGCGTCGTATTTCTTGATCTCGCCACGGAATCCGGACAGCGAAGCGCCGGGGTTCTTGTCGGTGTAGTCGGCGGCGAGATTGGACAGGTCCATTTCGCGCTGCGCCATCTGCTGCATGATTCCGATGAGGCGCGCATTGCCTTCTCGCGTCGTCAGCAGGCCGGGGTTCGCCTTGATGAACTGTTCAAGCTCGAAATTCGTGACGCGCGCGCCGCCGACCGTTTTCGCAGCAGCGCCGGCCAACTGGCGGCCGAACTTTTCGACGCCCTCCTGGCTCGACACGTCGATTTTATCGAGGCCCGGAATTTTCAGCGCCTCGCCAACGCCCTTCGCGAATTTCTGCGCGGCAAGGACGCTATCGGCCCCCGCACCCATATACATGCCGGGGTTGGTGTTGATGAAATTCTGCATCGCGTTCAGCGCGTTCATCTTTTCGTGCGCGCCGTCGTAGGCCTTGATGTAATTCGAGAATACCTCGCCCTTCGCGCCGCCGAGTTCCTGCGCCTGTTTCGATTCCGCCGCGGTATTGACCGAGACGTTGACGCCGCTCGCCATCATCTTCTGCGACAGGTTGCCCCAGAACTGCTTGGCGGCGGGGTCGGCCGACTTCGGATCGGGCAGGCCGAGCGAGGTCGCATTCTCTTGCAGATATTTGAAATTCTGGACCGCCGACGTGTCCTTCCCGGAATCGACGCCGCCGACAGCGGGCCCGCTCGACTGGCCGGGCCGCAGCCACATTTTCTGCGTCCCACCTTCGCCGTTCGGCACATCGACCAGTTGCGGGTCTTTCGGAATATTCCCGACCGGCGCGAGCGAGCCGTCCGGCCCCTGCCGGTAGATCGTGTTGCCGAACTGCTTGAAGTCGGGTTTCCCGGACTGCGCGGCGATCTGCGCCTGCATCAACGCCTGTCCATAGGCCTTGGTGTAGGGGTTCTGCATCAGGCGCATGATGATCTGCGGCGAATAATTCACGCCACGCGACGCGCCGACAGAGGGAGGGACGATGACGCCGGATGCGTCTGTGACCTGATTGGAAGGCGGGACTGCTTGGTCGCTTCCAAGGAGGCCGCTTGCGGTATTCGCCCACTTCACACGGCGGTCGTTGTGTTCAGCGCCGGCGGCGGGGCGTTCATACCCTTTACTGAACGCAAGCGCGGCGCCGGCAGGGTCTGACGCGGACTGCATCTGCGCCATGACGTTCTTGTATGGCCCACTCAGCCGATCCGTGACGAAATCGTATTGCGTCTTCCAGTCGTAGGGGTCACGGCCTTGTGACTGGGCGTAGGCGAGAAATGCGGGCTGCTCGCCACCCTTGTTGAACTGAGGCTCGCCAAATGAGTCTCCGCCGTCGCCCACGACCTTCGGGAACAGCCCCCCGGACTCGTGCCAGGTATTGCCGATAATGCCGGCGGCGACATGCGGGGACAGCCCCTTCTCATTGACGAGATAAGCCATGCGCTCGCGGGCGCGCGCGACCTGATCCGCCGGGGCATTCCCGACCACTGCACCGACTGGAGTTTGCGTCATCGGCTGCGGTGTTGACGCGCTCGACATGGGCGCGGGCTGGCCGCCGTTCGGCGCGGCCGGGAGCGCGGGCGTGTTCTGGCCCTGCGAAAGCACCTGCTCCAAGAGCTTGGGCGCCTGATACTTGTCGTAGGCATTGGAAAGCGAATCCCCAATGCCGGACAGCATCGTATAGTAGTCGAGATTGGGGAGACGGAAGCCCATGCCTACCGATCCTACGTCGCAGCTTCGGCGTAATTGACCATTTTCATTCCGTCGCCTCGCTCGACGACAGCAGACGGTCGCACCTTCTCCACGTCCTGCGCCATAAGGCCGATCTGCACAGGCCCGCCATCCTTGTAGCGGAATTGATACACGGGCAGGCCATTGTCCAGCGCGCCGATATGCGCGATATCAGTTTTCAACCGCGCGTCCGATGCCATGAACATCGGCGCGACTTTGCTCGCCAGATTGAGGCCGCCGAGGATCGCCGACATGATGCCCGACGAGCTATCGGGCTGTTGCTGATTTCCATTCTGCAAGGCGCCCATCGCCTGCTGCGTCCCGTTCATGTAGATGCTCGACAAGTCCTTGCCGTAGCCGTAGTCGAGATTCGCCAGAGCGTTTTGCTGGCCCGTTTTTCCAGCCGCCGCAGTCATGCCCTGAGACGACGCCGTGTTCAGGCCGCTCAGCCAGTTCTGCCATTGCTGGTTGGCCATCTGCTGGCCGTAGTTCTGCAACGCGATCGATTGCCCGCCGCCGGCGAGGCCGCCGCGCGACGCCGCCGTGCGGTTGAGCGCGTCGAGGCCCTGCTGCACCTGCCAGTCATATCCGGGACTGGTCTGAAATGCCTTCTGCGCCGCCGTGGAGCCGCCGGCGCCGTTGAGCCCGAGCGCATTGGCGTACATCGTGTTCGCGTTCTGGCCGTTGCCGTACCACGACGCGTAATAGTCGTTGTCCGTGAGGTCGCCGCGCGCCTTGTTGTAGGCTTCGGTCGTGGCGGCCTTGGAGGCCTCCATGGCCTGCGCGTAACCCAACTGCGCCTGCGCAGCGGCTTGAGGAGTCGTCGCCATTTCGAGATTTCCTTACGGGATAGCCGAGCGCATTTCGTTCATGACCGCGACGAGCGACACGACCCAACGATACCATTCCACCGATACGAGCCCGGTTCGCGGATCGACCCAAGGGATATGAGGGTCAGGCGGCGGCGGGATGACGCGAACGATAGGCATTACGGAAGCCTCCCGACCACTTGCATGTCGCCGCCAAGGAGCCCGACATAAACGGGGTCGCTCACGCGCACCCGCCATTGGCGTCCGTAACTCGTCACCTGCCCGGCCCGCAGGACCGTGACGCGCTTGAAATATTCGCCGGCCTTGCCGAGTTTGCGTGCGAGCGGGAAACTCCACGTCACGCCGCCGTCGTCGGACCACGAAATCAGCACTTCCGGGTCGCCTTCCTGCTGAGGATCGCCGCCCATCACGCCCATACCTGCGACAAAATCGAAGTCCGCGCGCTGCACCTGCATCCGGCTCGGGAAGCCCTTTCCGGTCTGGCTGGCCACGTCATAGACCAGCATGCTCGTGTCCTCGGCGTAAGTGGCGTTGTCGAGACGAAATCCGTATCCCGTCAGTTCGTCGCCAACGATCCAGTCGTTCCACATGAAACAGGATTGTTCGGCCCGCCAGCGCGGCAGGCCATAGCTGTTGCGCTCCTGCCATGTGGACGTTAGCAGGTCATAGACCCATGTGAATGCGGGGCTCTTGACGACGAAATACGGATGGCCGTTGTTCATCGCGACGAAACAGCGGACGCTCGTCTTGTCCGTCAGGGCTTGCAGGTCGTGTTCAACGTCATGCGTCGAGATGCGCGTCGGCTCGTATCCGACCAGTTTGTAGACGATGTTGTCGGGACCGACCCACATCAATTGCGCGGGGAAACGATCCTCCCACCCCGCGACGGCGTTGCGCGCCATCAGCCCGTACTGGATCACGGCGGAGCGCGAGAAGGGAAACCCGGTCGCGTTCGCCGTGTCCTGCCAGACTTCAATCGTCGATTGCGTGAACAGAAACAGCAAGCCGCGATAGAACACGCCGCGCAGGATCGGCCCGGACTGCGACTCCGCCTTGATCGAGTCCAGCGGGTTGATGCTCGTGCCGTTCAGCGCCGATGCGATGCACGAGCCGTCGCCGTAGGTGAAGAAGAAATACCCGTCTCCGAAGCAGACCGAGTTCGGCGCCCCGACGCCGGGGTCTGGATAGGACGCAACCGCGCCCGTCGCGTCGATCACGAAAGCGCCGTTGTCCGGGCTGACACACACAATGTCCGGCGTCGCGGCGTTGTTGCGCGCCAGGGTGACGAGATCGGCCCCGCTGAGCGCGCCACCCGAGACGGATGCCGGCGCGCCTGCGCTCATGCCGACCGTCTCGACGCGCCCGTCGTAGACCACGATCAGCGTGTTCGAATTCGCCGCGATCATGCCCCGCGTATGCGAGAGGCCGGCCGCCGACGTGATGAACCGCTTGAGCCCCGGAGCGCGCTTGTGGTTGATCGCCCCGTCCTGCATCTGTTCGAGGATGCAATTGATGAGGCGACCGCTACCCACCCGCCCCACTTCGCCGGGGCTGGAAATCGAACCGAACTGGATCGCGGTCATCGCGCGCGCCCGAACGTGGTGCGCCAGAACCGGTCAACGCGCAGCGTCTGTTCGGTCGAGCGCAGCCGGACAACGTCTTTCAGCGTCCATTCCGCTTCGCCGTCCTTGCCGCCCTGTGTGCGCAGTTCGGCCAGCTTCTGGCCTGTAATGCCAAAGGCAGATGCGCACTCGTAGGCCATGATTTTGACCAGCGGCAGGAAATATTCATCCCCGATATCGTCAATGTCCTGCACGTAGCAGACATTGCGGGAATTGAGTTCCGCGACCTTGGGAGCAAAACGTCGAAGAATGATATCCTCATCCTCAGCCTCTACAGGCTGGCCCGGATCACGGACGCCAAGCTCTTCCAGAACTGCCGTGACAAAGTCGAGTTGGCTTGCCATCAGGCTTCGCTTTCAGCTTCCGGC